AAGCTGAACGATTTGCATCGCACTTACTTAATAGATCCGAATATGATGCAAAAGCAGTAGAGAATAAAGATAGAATATTTGGATATACATTCTCAACTGAACCTTGGATTAATTATCAAAGAGCAAGTGAATTTAATCCTACACATTCGCATACAGGAATCTTGAGTTCTGTAATATATATTGATGTACCTGAAGTAATTGCAGAAGAGGGAAAGCATAGTAAGAGTAATATGGCGTGTGCAGGACAAATAGAATTTCAGTATGGTCCAAATGTATTAGGAGTAAATGGAACACATAAGATTGTTCCTAAAACAGGAGATATACTTTTGTTTCATGCAGAATTGAATCATATTGTATATCCATTTAAAAGTGATGTTGAAAGAATTAGTATGAGTTTTAATTTAGGCAATATTACCCCTGGTTCCTTAATACCAACAGAAATAGGAATCACATTTTAAAGGAGAAATGATATGTTAGATGGACACTTTATTGACCCGGCTGATGCAGAAGTAATTGATGGAGTAATAGTTACTCGTAAGTATCATAGCGACATTATTATGATATACTGTTCGGTATGTCAAGAACGAGTTGACGTTCCTGTAAGTCATGAAGGGGCATCAGGAACACATTATCAAGCAGTAAACTTGCCTCCACATATGGCACAGGTAGTAAGTTTAATTCCTAATTGGACTACAACATGCGAAAGTTGTAACACCCCATTAGCAATAGAAACTACAATAACTAAACCAATATCAGTAGAATTAACAGTAAAAAGAGATTGTTCAGGCATGGGTCTAGGCATGGCATCATGGTATGATGAACACGGACCAACAGCATAGGAGAATAAAAAATATGTCAAACTTAGTACCAATGGTAGTTGAATCTACAGCAAAAGGTGAACGTGCTTACGACATCTATAGTAGATTACTAAAAGATAGAATTATCTTTTTAACAGGACCGATCGACGATCATGTTGCGGCATCAGTATGTGCCCAACTATTGTTTTTAGAATCAGTTAGTAAAGATAAAACGATCTCAATGTATATCCAATCGCCTGGCGGATTAGTAAGTGCTGGATTGGCTATCTATGATACAATGCAATACATTAAACCTGAAGTGTCTACTGTTTGTATAGGACAAGCGGCATCGGCTGGTTCATTACTATTAATGGCAGGAGCAAAAGGAAAACGTATTGCTTTACCTAATAGTAAAATAATGATTCATCAACCATCAGGTGGATTTAGAGGACAAGCAACTGACATGGAAATTCATGTTAAAGATATTATGGAAACAAAGAAACGTTTAAATGAATTGTATGTAAAACATTGTAATAAAGATATCGATACAGTTAATGCGGCAATGGAACGAGATAATTTTATGACTCCTGAACAAGCAATGGAGTTTGGATTAATTGACAAAATCGAGGAGTCACGAAAATAATGATTACTTGGGGAATTGTTGGAAATAGTCATGATGCCAGTATAGCAGTTTTTAAAGATAAAAAACTAGTGTGGGCGGCCTTGGCTAAAGACTTTTCTAAAGTAGATAACGATCCTCATTTAAATCCTGAACTTGTTAATGCCGCAAAAGAAGCCGCCGACTGGCGAGGACCTGATGAAGTTATATGGTACGAAATTCCTTTTCTTAAAAGTATTAGACAAGTCTGGGCTGGCCAAGGTTGGAGTTCTTTTCGTGAAAATAATATTCCAAAATATTTAAAACAATGGGGTATTACTTGCCCTATTAAATTTGCAAAACATCACAAAAGTCATGCCGCATACGGCTGGTATACTAGTAAACTTAATGACGCAACTATATTAGTTTTAGATAGTATAGGTGAATTTGAAACACTTACTATATGGAGTGGTAATCCAAAACTTGATAGAGGTCGTAATAATGATAAACTTAAAAAAGTTTATTCACAAAAGTATCCACATAGTGTAGGATTATTTTATTCAGCTATGACACAACGACTAGGCTTTAAAGCAAATAGAGATGAATACAAAGTTGCAGAGTTAGGGGCTTCTATTGCCGCTCATCAAAATTTAGAACTAGTAAACAATATGATAAGCACTTTCATTGATGGTAAATTAAATGGAGATATACCAGGCGTAGACTTTAAAGTTAATATGCATAAAGGTTGTGATTGGTATAAGCCTGAATTAAAATCAGATATGGATATGGCAAGACTTGCTAATGCAACTCAATTTGTTTTTGAATTAATAATGCAATCAAATAGTAAATGGTGTTTGAAACATCTACCAAGCCGCAATCTTATTATTACAGGAGGTTGTGCATTAAATAAACAAGCAGTTGACTTAATAAGAAACGATTGGGATAATGTTTATATACCGCCAAACCCAGGCGACCCAGGATCGTGTGTAGGAGCAGTTTTGGCAATGAGCAAGAAACATATTGACTTTCAGCCTGAAATGTGGTATAATAATTAAATGACTAAACAAAATATAGATTACGGTTACGATATACAAAAAACATATTTAGAAATAATGTTAAGTGACGCACAAACATTTGTACGTTGTCAAGGTATATTTGATCCATCTTTATTTGATCGTAGACTACAAACAACTGCACAATTTTTACAAGACTTTGTTGCTGAACATAACACACTTCCAACACAAGATATTATAAACAACTCTTGTTCTGTAAAATTAAAACCTTCCAAAGATTTAAATGAACAACATTATGATTGGTTATTAAATGATTTTGAAACTTTTTGCAGGCATAAAAGTTTAGAAAAAGCTATACTTGAAAGTGCTGACTTATTAGAAAAAGGTGAATATGGACCTGTAGAAGATTTAGTAAAACAAGCTGTACAAATAGGTTTGCAAAAAGATATAGGTATTGATTACTTTGCTGATCCTAAAGGTAGACTACTAGGTCTAAAAGACAACAACGGACAAGTAAGTACAGGATGGGAATCATTAGATAAAAAGTTATTTGGTGGATTTAATAAAGGTGAACTGAATATATTTGCAGGTGGATCAGGTGCAGGTAAATCTTTATTTTTAGCTAACATGGGGTGTAACTGGGTGCTTCAAGGATTAAATGTAGTGTACATTACATTAGAGCTTTCAGAACCGTTAGTGTCAATGCGTATTGATAGTATGTTAACTGAAATTCCAACTAGAGAAATATTTAAAGATTTAGATGGTGTTGAAATGAAAGTTAAACTAGTAGGTAAGAAAGCTGGTGCATTTCAAATCAAATATATGCCAAGTGGTAAAAATGCAAATGATATTAGAAGCTTTGTTAAAGAATACGAAATTAAAACAGAGCGTAAGGTAGATGTATTATTAATAGATTATTTAGATCTGTTAATGCCGTTAAGTAGAAAAGTATCGCCTAGTGATTTATATGTTAAAGACAAGTTTGTATCAGAAGAATTAAGAAACTTATCAATGGAACTTGGTTGTATATTTGTAACAGCATCACAGTTAAATAGGGCCAGTGTTGAAGAAATAGAATTTGATCATTCACATATTGCAGGTGGATTAAGTAAAATACAAACAGCAGATAACGTTATAGGTATTTTTACAAGTAGAGCTATGCGTGAACGTGGTCGTTATCAAATACAATTAATGAAAACTAGATCATCAAGTGGTATAGGAAGTAAAATTGATTTAGGGTTTGATATTGATAGTTTACGTATTACAAACTTAGACGAAGATGAAGCATACGAATCTAATGTAGCAACGTCTCCGATACTGCAAGGACTAAAAACAACTAGTACAGTAACAGAAACAAACAAAGTTAACGAAGATCCAACACAAGGTATAGCGGCTCCTAAAATACATGCTGAAACTGATTCTACAAAGTTAAGACAATTTTTAAATAATCTCGGAACTAATGAGGAGTAAGAATGCGTACTCTATGGACGTTTGGTGATAGTTCTTCAGTAAACTTTGATGAAGAATGGACATGGATAAGGGCTCTCGGTAAAAAGTTAAATGTTAATGCACTACATAATAATTCAGCAAATGGTGTATCTAATGATTGGATACTCTTACAACTACGCAAACAATTAGATAATATTACAAAAGATGATACTGTAATTATTATTCTTACATCTCCTCATAGAAGTTGGTTACTAGAAAAATATCCTGAGTATAGTAATTACTCAGTTGCTAACCTAGACGAACTAATTACAAAAGAAGAAGCATCTGCTATAAAAAATTATGTGTTAAATATTCAACGAGATGATATAGATCTATTTCGTTTTGAACATCAAATAGCATGGCTTAAACAAATACAAAAAACAATAGGGTTTAATCTTTTAGTAATACCTGGATTTCCATTAACTATAGATTATACAGGATTAATTGAAGTAGTAGGTGATTTAAGTAGCTCGGTGTCGTCTGCAGAATTCTGTAGTAATAAAGATAATAACGAATGGTATGCTCAAGGTATTGATACTAGATACAATCATATGATACGAGATAACCATGCGATACTAGTTGACAAGTGTGTAAAAAGTTTACTTACTAATCAACCACTAAATTTATCTGTAGGATTTAAAAGATCGATTTTAAAAGCAACTGATCGTTATACTCATAAACAACTTGGACCAATGTTAATTATACAAGCTAAACAATTAAGCCAAAAATCCAATAGAACTAGTGAGTCGCCCGGTTGGTTAGATAAGTAATGTTACTATGAGATTTTTATCAAATCACGAGCAGTGGATTAATCCGGAATGGATTAATCATTGTAGTGCAAACCAAGGCACAAAGCAAAATGGCTCTAAGGGTATTGAACATATTGCATTTGAAGGACTTTCGTGGGAACTATTCGATCGACATAATACAAACTTTACCGTATCACCACCATTTGATTTCGGAACACATAGTTGGGAATGGTGGATTAAAAAATTACTGCCTGGTGGCGGTTTTCCAGTAGTAACATTATCAGAATCAACTAGACGACTTTGGATGCCTTTAACAAATTATGAAATGGGTCATCTTTTTATATACGAAGATCAGATGATTGCTCCTTTTAATTCAGGTGACTTATTTGAGTTCGAACACAATGCTCCTTATGCCTCTGTTAACTTAGGTATCGACCCTATGTATATGATGATGTTTGCTGTGAGTAAAGAACAACTTTGGTAGATCAACTAAATACAGTCCATACTGAAAGCGTTAAGCGTGAAATCATGTTTTACCATATTGACATTATTGTTGCTCCAAGGCTGTGCAATGATTCCC